AGGAAATGAAAGACAAGAATGTTCCCATTCTTAAGGTAAAGCAATTCCTAAAAGATTATCATGTTGCAAAAAAATCAGAAAACCCGGATAAGGCCCTGCTTAAAATGTATCGTTCGTGGGTTGCAATTCGGGTAGGGAAGGAAAATCAGGATGGTAAAAAAGAAAAAGACGGATACAGCCTCAACACAGCCGAAGATTGATTATATGCACCTTCTCAAAACTGAGAAGTACAAACACAAGAAGGCCTATAAATACTATCTTGAGCTTGGGCCGGAGCGTACATATCGACTCGTTGCAGAGGCTTTTAAGACAACAATTACGAGCGTCCAGAAATGGGCGCTTAGTTTTAACTGGCGGCAACGTGTTATTGAAGCAAGTGACTATGTGCGTGGCATGGATAGCTCATTAAGCAACCCAGTTCCTACTATTAACGAGGTAGAGGGGCAGACGCAAGTCAGGGGAGTAGTGAACCAAATAAGTAAAGTGATTGAGGGCTGTTTTATTGTCAATGAAGAAGGAAAACTTGTCCCAACATTTGACATACGACATGCAAAGGATTTTCTTGATTTAGTGAATGCAGAGAAGGAACTTATCAAGCTATACATCGAACTGGCCGGGAAGGATGAAGATGGTAAGTCCCGAGCAGAAAATGAAATGAAAAAACAATTAGGAAAAATGACCGATGAACAAAAAATCGAACTCCTTAGCTCTCGCCCAAAAGATATTGAGGAAGGATATACTGAACAGGCTGATTCTGAAACCGGCAAAGACAGTAACGGAAGTGATGCTGTTCCTGAAAGCGATGAACCGGCCAGTAGTGGGGACGAAAGTTAATTGCAGAATTACCGACAGGGAGACAGGGGAGCTTATTGTAAACCCTAACCATATATCCCCTTTTGATATATTCTGTGATTTAATTCTTGATAAGTCAAATTATTATGTGATATGGGCGAACCGGGGCGGTTCAAAGACGTATATCTATGGTGGACTTGATACCTTCTATAAATCAATTACGAAGCCAAATTACTCCACAAAGATTCTCGGTGGTTCTGAGGGACAGTCTCAATTATCTTATGATGCTATGAGGGAATTTGTTGACATCACAAACACAGAAAAAGAATTGTTTAAGCATCCCGGGCTATTGAAACAGTCTGGCAATTTAAAGAACGGCTCAAAAGTCTCTATCCTTACAGCTTCCCCAAAATCTGTTCGAGGCCCTCACACAATATCGCTCAAGCTCGATGAGGTTGATGAGATTGACCCCATCATCTATGAGTATGCCCTGTCTATTCCTCAGTCAAAATTTGGGCATCCCTCTGTCCTCGGAATGTTCAGTACAAATCATCATGTGAACGGTCAGATGGATTTAGCTATCGCTCGGGCCGCAAAAAAAGGTCATAAAGTTTATCGGTACTGCGTATGGGAATGCCTTGAGGCGTGTGTAGATTTTGAATGTTCAACATGCCCCCTTGCCTCTTTCTGTCCGGGGGAACACATGAAGGAAGCAGATGGGTATTACAAGATTCAGGACTTCATTGAAAAGCTCAATACCCTTTCATGGGATTCAATACAACGAGATTGGTTGTGCATAAAAACAGGTCGTGGAGACTTGGTATATCAAGAAGAATGGGATGAGGAAATACATTTAGTAAATGCAAGGCTTAACCTCTCAGCGCCCGTATATATTTCTGTTGACTTTGGGGGAGCAAACCCTTTCTCGGTAGGTGTATGGCAGGAAGCGCCCCCTGAACTCGGAGATGATGCGTATATCAGAGTTACGGAAGTCTTTAAGGCTAAAACTACCAACGGTAAAGTAATAAAAGAGTGCAAGAAAGCGCCTTGGTGGAAGAATATAGTAGAAATGATTCCAGACCCGAGGCGGCCTGATTGTATTGAGGAATGGGAAGATGAATTTTTACTCAGTGGGTTGAATGTAGAAGTGAACCTTCCAAATACTGATGTTGACCCCGGAATAGAGAATGTAAAATCAGCACTCAGCCCCACACTCGGGAACCCTAAAATATTTTTCAATAGAATCTGCAAGGAATGCCGCAGAGAATTTGCAAGCTACAAAGTAAAGAAGCTTCCTGCCGGTAATTATGTAATCGTAAAAGCAATGGACCATACAATGGATGAAATAAGATATTTTGTCGATGTGAAAATTGCCAGAGGCGGTAACGTAGGGGCCGAAGTTTTAGACCATGATACGAATCCAATATAAAAAAGTGCTTGACAAAAAAGATTCTTTAATATAATTTGCTTACAAATAGCTATATAGCAACTTAACTATACTTAAATGTGGGCAAGTTATGAATATTCTCAGTAAGGCAACTGAGTTATTCGATAGAGAATATCGGATAATTCAATCCGATAGAAGCCTTAAATTCCTTCGACAACACATGAAAGTTATGCAAGCTACAGTTGACGTTGCTTTATCCAATGTGCAGGATGTGGACGCTCAGAACAAGCATTACACCGGAAACCCCTATAACACTTATTCCTCTCAAATAAATGCACTCAGTAACAAATACAATCTCACGGCAGATTGGGGATGTATGATATGCAAAAATATCGTAGATGTTCGGTCTGCTTTCCAAATTGGCTCAGGCGTACAGGTAAGAAGCTCTAAAAAATATCCCGATATAGAGAGAGAGCTTAAATTTATCAATGAGTTCATGGAATTCAACAACATCAATGAGGATAGACCCCACGAATGGGCTACAATGAGTGAACTTGAGGGTAAGTCACTTCTACATATCTCCCCGGATGAAAAGAAAAAGAATATCAGGGTTGTTTTAAAGCCTTACAAGGAAGCGCCATATAAAGTGACCGCAGAGAAGGGAGATTTTTCCCATTATGTCAGGGCGCAGTACGAAAGCTCTGACACATCGAAGAATTTTGATTACGCTGAACCCGAATTTGTTTATCTGAAGTTCGGTGGTACTGCCTCAATGGTGAATAATACTCCCCCAAAAGTTGCCTTTGTTCTTGCCCACATGGAATATCTCGATAAAGAATTGTTCGATTGGAGAAAGAACAACCATCTTTATGCAAGTCCGACCCCTGTATTTAAGGTAGAGTCTGAAGCTCAGGCTAAACAGTTGCGAAACGTCTTAAATACTATCAACTGGCGCTTAGGCATGACGATTGTAACTACCGCACAGTTCACGCTTGAAGGCTATCAGGGTGAGGGATATACAACCATCATGGAAGCAATTCAGGGTGATATAAAGATTATATCAGGCACAACCGGTGTACCTGTCCACTTTTTAGGATACCCGGACCTTTTGAGCAACAGAGCCACCGCAGAGAATCTTCTTGAACTTATTGAACTTTCCACAACCAAAGAGCGCAAGACATGGGTATCAGGATATGATGAGCTTTTCGAGAAGGCAATCGTTATGTATAATGAGAATTTTAAACAAAACCTCAGACCTGATGCCGTGAATGCAATTTTACCGTTCTCATCTTCTGAAAAGCTAAGGCTTATTGGAGACACTTATCTCCCGATGTATATGGCGAATGCAATCTCTCTGGAAACATTGTTATCATTCCTGAGTTCTGATATTGATATTAAAGAGGAAATTAAGAAAATAGAAGTAGATGTTAAGAAAAAACAATTAACCCAAACGAGTCCAAACAATGAAAATATCCCTTCTGGCAACAGCGCAAGCGATGTCTCAGGCAGAAATTGAGGAAATAGTAGACCCTCAAAAGCTTAATGAGATTAAGACAAAAGAGGAACATCCCGAGATTAAAGTATTTTCGGTTGGGCATGAAGGCGATGCCAATCTTACTTTCCCGGGAATGGGACACAGGGTTACAACTTTCCTAAAAGGCGCTGTAAATGCCATTTATGAAAAACTTCCAATCAGCACTCCGCTATTTGAGAAGCATGAGCCTACTGGAAACGAGCATGAAGGAAGGGTCAAGATTGGAGAAGTTGTTGGAAAGTCGCTTCAAAACATTGGAGATAAGCTGAATGTGCTTGCCGCAGTATATGTTTATCCTCAATTTAAACAGAAACCGTTTAATGTCGCCTCGATAGAAACGAATATTGCAACTGAAACGGATGGCGTGGCAAATTGGCCTGTTGCAATAGACAAAATCTCAGGAATAGCACTCGGTAATTCAGCCACAGACAAACCGGGATTTCCTGAAGCAACCTTGGTGGGGGCTATGCAAGCCTTTGCCGGAGAAGGAAACAATGTAATGAATATCCAAGACATTAAGAATGCAGTTGCAACCGGTCAACACAAACCTTCTGACATTTTCGATGCTGAGACGCTCAAGGCAGACAACATTGTTGTCGAGCATATCAAAACCGAAAAGCATGATTTGTGGAATCAGAACCAAAGACACCTGAAAGAGATGGACGAACTTAAAGGCCAAATCACTTCCGCAGACGAAACACATGCAAAAGAGACAAAAACTCTGAAGTCCGAAAACCTCGTACTTAAATCAACGGGTGTCCTCGGTGCTATCATCGGTGAAAGAAAGCTTCCTGAACCACAGGCGAAGTATCTAACTTCTGAACTTACTAATTTCAGAACCGAAGCCACAGATGAAGCAACAATGAAGGAAGATTTGAATAAGTTTGTTGATACCGGGTTGGAAAAGCTCAAATCGGTAGCAGAGATTTTGGGTGTGAAAGTTGTGGGAGAAAACGAGAATTCGCAAAACACTGAAACTAATGAGACGAACGCACACGTTAACCCCCAAAACCAAACATCTGAGGCTCCGTTCAGAGGCGACCTATCTGACCCCGGTAAAAACAACCTTATCCCGGGGGGTGCGGCAGAAAAAGCAGCCCAAATTGTCTAAATATTTATTTATGTAATACTTTAATTTTTTAATCCTTTTAGGAGTGTAAAAGATGGCTATCGGTGGTACTGCCTTTAAACTCCGGTCCTCAACTCTCGGTGATACTTATACAGTTTTTGAGTATGACGGTCATTCGGGTGTTACAGCCGGAGATATGGCTAAAATCAACGATGTTGTCGGTGTTTTTGTGTCCACAAAGGCAACTGGTGTCGCAGATGTATTCGTATGGGAAGCAACTCGTATTGTTGTTCCCTGTGCGGCTATGGCATCAGGAGCCGGAGATTCGGGAGTATGGGAAGTGGGCTGTAAAGTCTATTTCGACTCTTCCGCAGAAACGGTTACACAAACCGCATCCGGCAATACTCCATGCGGTATCGTTCAGAAAAACGGTGCTGTTGGTGATACTACTGTCGAAATCACGCTTATTGGCGCACTCGGAGTTGTAAGTTAATTAGGAGACAATACAAAATGTTTAAAGGAAAAATTGTTTCTGATTGGGATGGTGTTAACTTATACAACCCGAATGATGTTAGAAAAGTGTACGGAGCAATCCAAGCATTTTTTGACATCCCAAGTTCTCCCGAAGCTTTAGTTATGGCTGAAGCTTATTCGAGACATGGCAATCCGGCTCAGGCTTTCACAGCTTCCGGTGATTTCCCGGCAGAAGTTCTTACCGCAATCAGAAAATATCAACAGCTTACGGCTTTTGACAGAGGTTACGAGCAAGTCTTTGACATTATCGATTTCACAGGAACCCGGGAGTCAGGGTTCTACATCGATGATATTGCAGACGGCTTATCCTTTAATAAAGTCGAGCAGGGCGATAAAGCCCGAGTTTACAAGATGTCAGGTGCAAGGGAAACCGTAACATTTGACCTCTACGGTGGAGCATTACAATGGTTGAAAGTGTGGTTTGACGACAATCATTGGTGGACCATCGAAAATACTGCCGCTTCGTTCAGGAATAAAGCTTTTAGCTCTCGGGCTACAAACTTCTATGCTCTTATCGATGCGGTTGCGGCAACATACGACCAAGAATGGAGAGTGGTTGAAGGCGCTATCCCCAACACGAACGAGAATTATGTTCCGTTGAGGGATATTCGCACCATCAATCAAGCCTGTACGGATATTCTTAGCCGTACTCGTAATCTCTTTGCTGATGCAACTGCGGATGCCGAGTTCATTATCTTGGCTCCTGTGGAACTCAAAGAGCGGCTTGCAAGAGCGCTCGGACTGGTTCAACAGCCGTATGCAGGAAGCACTGGACACTCAGTTTTCAACGTCCGGGTCATATACACAACGATGCTTTCGAGTTCAACAGAGTATTATGTAATTCTCCCGAAACGGAAGATGATGGGTGGATACAGAATGGATTTGACTCTTACGGGTCAGCCTGACGTATTAGCTTATGCAAACCTCGTTGCAGGATGGTTACGGTACGGTGGAGCGATTGGAGAAACAAAACAACTCGTTCGCTGTTCAACATCGTAATTTGCATCGCCTTAATTAAGATTGGGGGGGGAGAATATCCCCCCCTCATTTAAAGAAAAGGATTCACAATGACCATCGTTCGCATGTCCGACACTAAGAAAGTTTTACAGAATAAAAGAATCAAAGAAAACCAATTAAAAAGCAAAGATGCCGCAGAAAAGCAATCCCCCATTCTTACAATGTCCGACAAGCGTGTTCTCAATAAAATCAAAGAAAAAACCCGTCTTGACCGTATCAGGCAATGGCCTAATCTGGCACAGAATCCTAATCTAAGTCCTAATCAGGAAATATTAAATTACAATCTCGCAAAATCGAAAATCTTTTTTGATGCTGTCCCTCGAAATTCATGGGCAAATCAACGAGTTTTTATAGTCGGGGGCGGCCCAAGCCTGAAAGACTTCAACTTTAAGCTTCTCGAAGGTGAGCTTTCTATTGGCATCAATAGGGCAATAGAGAAGTATGACCCCACAATCCTTTTTTCTATGGACACAAGGGTATGGGGATGGCTCGTAAGAGGCAAATTGGGAGAGGAAGCCCGGATTAGATATGAAAACTTTGGGGGCTATCAGGTATGGCTTAATAACGGAACTTTCTGTTTCCCGGATAATATTTTTACGGTCCCGGACCTCGGCATTTGTGGAACGAACTCCGGCCACGCATCTATTAATCTCGCAATAGAACTCGGGGCAAAGGAAATATACCTTCTCGGATTCGATATGAAAGGTGACGGTAAGGGCAATCAAAGATGGTTCCATGATGGATACCCTGACAAACAGAGCGAAGGTGTCTATAAAACATTCCGGGACTATCTACATGAAGTCGCTCCTGCTTGGGAGAAAAGAGGAATAAAGGTAATTAATCTAAATCCTGAATCAGCCTTGAAGTGTTTTAAGTTTGATGAGGTAAAAAATGTACTGAATGAGAAAAAAATAAAGGTAGAAGAAAAGCCTCTCTTTGTCTCATATTATACAAAAAATACCGGATATGAGAAAGAAGCTCATCGTCTCATGGGTTCCCTCAATAATTTTAATCTTGATTATGATATTCAAGGAATCGACAGCCTCGGGGGATGGAAGAAAAATACTTATTATAAGGCAACCTTCCTGAAGGAAATGCTCGATAAGCACCCCGGCAGAAACATTGTCTGGCTCGATGCCGACAGCGCTGTTTTCCAAATGCCAGACTTCCTTCTAAAAACAAAAGCCGATATATCTGTCTGTATTGTCGATTGGAGTCAATACAAAAAGAGTCCTAGGCAGAGCGGAATAGAACTGCTCAGTGGAGCTATCTTCTTAAAAAACAATAACAAGACTCATAGATTTGTAGAGGAATGGATAAATGAGAATAAAAACTCTTTTGCCAGAATTGCAATGGAGCAACATAATCTCAAGACAGTGTTAGACCGCAATAAGAGCAATATTAATTTTATTAAACTTCCAGATTCGTATTGTCAGATATTCGATTCAATGTCAGAACTTGGAGAACCTGTTATTGAATTCTACCAAGCAAGCCGACATCTAAAGCGAGAGGTAGGCCAATGAAACATATCATAAGATATAAAGAAGGCTCATCTCTTTATGAATATCCGGCAGATACCCTTGTAACAAATGTAAGTCTCGATGAACAGGCTGTCGATGCTTCTTTTAGAACTAAAGATGTTCAGAATAAAAGGTGGACAAAGAAAGTCAATAGCATAGTAGATAACTTCGATGAAAAGAAATTTGAGCCATTATATTACTGTAAAAAGTGCCGGTGGATTGAAAATGGTGGGCATAGGATTGCGGTAGCTCATAAATTAAAACGCACGGTTGATGTGATGGTTTATGCTGATTGTGCATCTCCCACAACAAAATTCAGTAGCCGAGCGGATTGGGTCCCTCAGTGGGATTGTAAACCAGAGAAAAAAGTATGGGGTACAACCGTTGAGATATTTAGGAATTCAACCTCAACAGTACATTATCTCGATATTAAGAAGGGCGGCTACTGCTCAGAGCATAAGCACAATCAAAAAACCAATATATTCCATGTGATTAAAGGCACTCTTAAAATAGATTTTTGGTGGAA